GCCTAAAGCACGCGCCAGTTCTTCTCCAATAGTGTCGATGTTAACTGTACTCGGCCAGCCTGGAATTACTCCAGTGACAAATACCACTCTCTAAGATATTGTCTCGAGAGCAGCTTTGATGGACCAAACATTGAAAGGGCTTGTTTCTCCAAAAAGTCGCCAACTTCCGGGTCCAACGCGTAAAGATGTCGATAAGAGTCTAAAGTCTCAAAGGCAAAGCGGGGTTCCAAATATGATAAGTTGAACATATGCTTAGCACGATATGAGGGTATTGACCTCTCCTCGTCTATTTCATGTCCCCCAAATTTTATTGGAAAACCCACTTCCACCTCTTTGACTAAGGCTCCCGTAGCGCGCAAATTTTGTAAGTAGAGCGCTAAATCTTCTACTTCTTCCTGCACGGTGTCATCCCCCAAAGAGAAAAATATATCCTCTTCAGAGCCCCCCGCAGCTAAATGGTCTGCATATTGCAAGATGGAATTAAAACCAATGGTACCTAACGTACCTGATTTCATAATACCTGTCACTAACTGGTAAAACTTGCAACCGCACGACATTTTAAAAACGGGGTGCCCGGTGTGGAAAAGCGCTCGCATACGGTTTCGGAAGACAGTACTCCACTCGTCAGATAGATTAAACAGCATACGCGGAACTAACAGTTCCAAAATGGCAATATGCCACTCGTTCACTGTCCAGTCCCATGCTGACTTGTCTATCGACATTGGTTTCCTTCCTCGGAAACTTTTAGCGAGCCACTTGAACCCACCTTGCTGAGGTGACCAACCGGCTTTTGATGGAATTTCCGGCCAACGCTTTATCATCTCGTCCAACCAATCGCCATACAAAATGCGATCTATTAGGGTGTCGGTTAAACCAACCCCAGAAATCAATCGCCATGCTTTGCGTTGGGCTTTGGAGATCTTATGCGGTTCCGGTTTTATAAAGCAGAAAATCGGGTCGGCACTAACTCCTTCCAATAGGTCATTCCAACGTAATTTGACTGCCTGCTCAACCATGGCTAGACGCGTAGAATCCAAATCAACTCCATCAAACAAAAATAAATCTCTGTTTGTGGGGTAATTCTTTTTCCATGGCCAGCCTGGCGAAGCATTCCAATCAATACTACTCATGACGAATTTTTTGAAGTTAGTTGGCCAACCTTTCCACACCACTTTCGTGGAGCAGTATTGTCGCTCTATCTTCTGCACAATTGTTGTCGTAGAGTCTAAAAGCGTATCATCCAATTCAGAACGAGCCTCGACGAACTTCTTTGCATGATAGCAAAGAGATTGATCAACGGCTTCAGCATCGGTCTTTGGCCAAACAAACTCATCAGAAAAGTCAGGACTTAATCTTTCGAGTCCGTCCTGATCAATTTCATCGTTCCGTTTGTTTCGGTCCTTCCGCTGGTACTGGCACTCGTGATTTCGGCACCTCCAACAGGTCCTACCACACGGGCTACCATCCCAGCTTCCACCAACGCCTGAGCTACTTGATTCAATTGTTCTGGATCGAGGTTGAGCTTGGTCATCAGGTCTTTGCGGATCCCAATCGCATTCGCCTTGCGAACATTTTTCGGAATCACCCGCAGTAAAGACACTTCTGCATTCGCAGAGGTTTTGAATTGCTTGATCTCCATCAACTCCTTCTTCAACTTTTCGTTCTCCACCACCAATTCCGAGCGTCCTTCCGAACCCTTCGGGACCTTGACCAGCATCATCTGTATCTCGCGATACCGATCCGACACTGAGTCCTGAAGGCCCTGCAATAGAGCCAAACGTTCGTCCACCTTTTCCAACATCGCTCTCTGTTTGACCAGAAAAGCCTCCGCAGCGGCCGAATCTAGTTCGGCCGCTTGCAAGTTTTTTGGAACGGTCGTTGCGTTAGTTAGTACTCTATCGTTATTCGCCTCGTTAATCGTATCAACAAGGTCTTCGGCAATGTCCCGGTATTGTGGGGGAAAACTTTCCGCTACGTTCACCTCGACTTCAATTTCTCGCGTCGGAACTCCCGACGGTTCTTCAATATCCCCTTCCAACAAACTTAAGTCCACTGTGTGATAACGTCCATAAGCAAACACTTGTGCCTCGTCCGGATTAAACTTTGAACGCGAATAGCGCAATTTTCCACGTTTTTGACGCAGTTTCATCAGCCATTCTGCTGTTTCCTCCGGCTTCTGCAATAGTGCTTGAATATACGTGGCATTTAACCCATAATTCATCACACCGCCACCAAGATGTATTCCGGCTATCTGTCTACCAATCATATACGGAGCGCCTGAAAATCCACCCTTGGTCGAACCTTGAAACACCATAGCACCAAACACTTTCGTGTCATGTGTTAATATCCCAAAAGACACCTCCGGATCTTTCGATGACGACGTAACTGATGACATTGAGGCATCCTCCACCGTTGCGAGAGAGGCTTTGACCATTCCCAATTTCGAGAAATTCTCTTCCGACATTCGCATGGCGGAAAGATCTCCTTCAATTGGTTCAAATCCTTCAGTCCCAATCTTATACGACAGAGCTGGTTCCGAAGCCATCGACAGAAGGGAGATAACCTCCTCTGCTGCGATGACGTGCTGCGGAACAACCAACCAATCACCAATTCGCGTAGCAACACCCAAGTAACGCGAGAGTGTTCCCTCACGCGTAATTGAATATACCGCCACCTGAACCTTCGGTATTTTCGACCTCGGTACCGTCGTGAAATTACTTCCAATAACGGCCGATTCCAATTGCACTCCGTGTCTTTGGCAAGCATTTTCGCAAGTACACGTAGCACCCGGACCATCAAACGGGCCAATGCTGGGTATGGGCACATCGCGATATTGCACGTAATGTCTGTCCTTTCTCCAGTATTGGACCACCAATCGATAAACTGACCAGCCAAATGCTAACAAATAAACAGCGGTTAGAGTGATTTTCACCTCCAAACCCTGTTGATCAATCCAATCATAAGGTTGCATGTTTTCAGCTTAAGAATAACAATCCGAAATAGCTTTAAAATCGTAGGGAGGTCCGTAAGTTTGTCTCTCT